TTTAGCGCGTATAGAATAAAATTTTATTGTAAATTAGTTGATGCAAAACCAGAGCAAAAAAAGTTTTATTATGGCTGGTTTAAAAGAACTTTAGAGACGATACATGGCTAATTACATAACACAAAGAGACTTATATGATGTCTACCCAAATGTCAGTGAATACGATTCCAAAAGCGTAGTTTACGGGTGGGTGGTAGACTCTGGTAGCAGATATAAAGCAGAAAACTCTGGACTGGTTACTGTTTTATTTGCAGACGGTCAGAACTTAGGGAACGCACAATCATCTAAATCAGATGTAGATGCGAATGGGGCATGGTACCATGACGCTACAAATGATGTAGCGTATTATTATAATAGTTCTACGAATCCGCAAAACATTCTTATGGAAGCTGGAGAAGACAATAATACCTTCAAGACGAGAATGATTTCTAATGCTACCGCATATTTCAATTCAAAAGTAGATAGCACTTTGCCAAAAGAAATGTTTTTATTGGCAGACGGCACTTATGACTACTTTATTAAAAGAACAGTAGCTTTATTTGCTGTAGGCTTTATGATTAAAGCTTATGAGCCAGATAGCGACATAGCTGAAGCTTTATTAGAAGAAGCTGAAACAAATGTAGGCGATTTAAATAATGGAACTGTAAAGCTAGGATTTCAAACATCTGGAGATATGTCTCAAGGCGTTGTTGAAAAAGTTTCTGTTAGTGGAGCGTTAAATATAGTAGACACTAGAGGAGATTATATTGGTACTTATGATAAAATTAAAGTTATTGTAACCACTGCTGGAGCAATAGGAACTGCCAAATATTCTGTTTATGTAAAAGACGCTGACAACTTAAAAACAAAACAAGTTGTTACTGATAAAATTATTAATGGAGATTATCAAGATTTATCTGGTGGATTACAAATTAGATTTTCTGGAGCAGCAGATAATTCAGCTGCCGTGCAAAATGACGAATGGCAAATAGAAGTTGCTGGACTTAAAGAACACACAGATAACGCTTCGGTGAGAACAGTACAATTAACTAGAAACGCTAAAAAAAGAAGAAGATATAGCATCTTCAAAGACTAATGCCTACAACCCATGACAAGATTTATCGCACTAATATTATAGACAATATTATTGAAACGCTTAGAAGCGAACTTGCCAACACAATACAAGTATTTCATTCTGATAGCTTTGTAAGAAAAACAAATAAAAACATTAGACTGTCAATTATAAATCAAACTCTTAAAGAGATTAATAAAGATAAATTTTTAAATAACTATACTATTCAATTAAAGTTTTCTTCTATTATGCATAGAGCAACAGCAGAAACTTATAAAACATTTTTTTACGACATACACAGAATAGAGCAATTATTATTATCTCTTCAAGCAATATTAGAGTTGCTAGATTTTTCTATTGATAGTATATCTTTAAATGATTATGATGATGATGAAGTAAATATAAACGGATTATATAATGCAACTTATGTAATTACTTTTAGCTTATTAAAGGGATAAAATGGCTTTTACACCAACAAACTATATATACGAAAATGTTTTAAAAAGGTTTCAAACTTTATTAAGGACAGAGTTTTCTGGCTCTTTTCCTATATATATTGGAGAAGAATATAAAAAACAACGCAATAGCCATATAAGAATTTTTATTAACGAGATTAATAATCTTGATAGCAAAGAAAAAAGTATTGTAAATCAAATTGATTTATCAATAAATGTGTATTTAAATATTAAATCTAGTGACGCGCAAAGTAAGCTAAAAATTGCGGATGTAACAAATAGGGTAGAACAAATGCTATTTGAAAACAAATTAGACTCTAACAAGTTATATTATGACGGCAGAGTAGAAGAAGCTGTTATGGATAGTAAAGATGATGAAGAAGTATTTGTTGATAATTTGCGTGTTTCAAGAATAAATTATAGTGTTAAAATTCCGTTTAGCTACAACTTATATGGTTTTTTACTTACAAGTAGTAGCGAAAACTTTTTGACTAGTAGCAATGATAGATTTTTAGTATTAAATTAAGGACTAATTATGAAATATATTTTAAAAGAAAACATAAACCCAGAATCAATTTCTGGTGTTGAAAGAAAAATTATGAAAGCAATGAAAGGTGGAAAGCCTTTTTCTTGCAATAAACTTCCAAGAAATCTTATTGGGAAAGTAGAGGAAGTTAAAGAAAAACCTAAAAAAATTATGAAGGAGATAGATTAAGATGCCTATTCAGAATGCAGCTATTAATCCAAAAGAATTTGGTGTATTTATAGCAGAAGAAACAGCAGCTGGTACATTTGCTACCACTGGATTTCAAGGAGTAGAAGTAGAATCAATAAGTATGCCTACTTTTAATGACTTGAGAATTATGGAACAAAGAAGTGGCTCTGCTGGAAGAGTTGTAAACAGTAATGATTTAGACACACAAGAAGCTGGAGCAGTCCACGAAATAGCTATATCTGGTGTTTTAACACATCAAAACGCTACTATTTTACTAGAAAACGCACTTGGCGCAGAAGTTTCTAGTGACTTTATTACACTTGCCACTGGATATGAGCATACAGCTTTTGATTTTGGAGCTTCTGGTGGCGCGCATAACACTATCTCAGTATTGCTACAAGGACATTCAAGCGTAGCTTCTACATATAAAATTCCTGGAGTTGTAATTACAAGTTTAGTTTTAAGTGCTAACTCACAAGAAAACGGTGGAAGATTTAACTTTGAAATGACTGGACAAACAAGATGTACAGTATCTTCAACACCAGCAGCTAGAGTAAGTTCTGGATTAACAGACTATACTACTGGCTATGTTTACATGGGAGAGTTTAGTGAAACTAAAGTAGTTATGGATGAAGATGTTATCTTAGACCAGTTTTCATTAAATATTGAAAACCCAGTAGCATTTTTAGGAAATAAAATTGCTGGAAGTTTTGACGGTAACCCAGAAAAATACTTAAGAGGTATACCTAATTTAAACATTACTGCAAACTGTGTTGTAAAGTTTGATAGCAATGTTAATGACTTTTTCAACCTTTCAAGAAACTTAGAAGTAGCTTCAACTAATGGACTATTTTTATCAAATAACGCTACATTTGCTAGTGCTGATGATTTTGCTATTAACATTCCAAGAGCTATCATAGAAGAAGTTTCTTATGACGAAGGAGATTATTTGAAACTAAACGCTACTTTAAAAATGGTAGACGCTGGACAAAATCTAATTTCTATTAGAGTACCAGATTAATAGATAAGGAGAAACAATGAATAAGAAGTTTAAGCTTACTTCTGGAAAAGAAGTAACTCTACTAGAGATGTCTGTAGACGATATTGATTTTTGCAGTGATGTAACGCAAATCGTTTTTGACAAAGAAGGCAACCAAATTATTAAAAACATGTCAGCTGCTAGAACTGCCTGGATTAGAAAAGGAGTAAAAGGAGCTAATGACAAGTTTATTAAAACTTTATCTGACACAGATAAGAATGAATTATCCCTTAAAGTTCGTGAGTACCAAGAACTGGGGGAGTAGAAGCCTATACACTTGAATATAATATCTTACTCGCTTTCAGAAGTCCAGAGTGTATAGGCGGCTGCGCTGGCTGTAAGTTTAAATCATACCCTTATGACGCGCAAATTCCACTTACTTTACGCGGTAAGAGATACCCAACCCTAACCTTTAACAAAGATGAAGATGTCTACGAAGTTATTGATGAGCTAAAAAAAGACATCAAAGAAACTAACAAAAAACACGGTAAAGACTTTACTCTAGGGGAAGGTATATTCGGACAACTTCCTTTCTTTGCTTGTAAAAGATTTTTATATTCTAAAGTGTTTCAAGATGATATTCATAGATATACATATTGTAGCACTTTTAATGTTCCCGCATACAAAGGACATTATGGAGAACATCCAAAAAAATGGATAGATAAAAGTTTTTATATAAAGAATACATTAGAAAAAGAGAAAAATAAGAATGGCGACAGCAACAGATAGCAATAACATACGGATTCATTTTAGAGCTGAAGGAGAACAAGAGCTAAAACGAGCTATTACTAGCTTATCTGCTGCTACTGACCAACTTAAAAACTCTCAAATGCAATTAGCTAATAGTATTGGCTTAACTGACAAACAAAGAAAGAAAGCTATTGCTACTGGTCAGCTTGCTTTACGCAATCAGCGCAACATGAATCAAGCTGTAGCTCAAGGAAGTATGACCTTTTCTGTATTCCGTTCAAAATTATTACTTGCTTCATTTGCTATAGGATTAGTTGCTGGTACAGTAGGTAGGCTAGTTCGTGCATTCGCAGAACAAGAAGAATCAGAAAGAAGAGTTCAAACCGCTTTAGAGTCTACTGGATTTGCCGCTGGATTAACAGCTGAAGAAATATTTAATATGACAAAAAACCTTCAAGACATTGGAGTTGTGGGAGATGAAGTAAATAATAAACTAGCTTCTTTTATTTTAACCTTTACTAATATAAGGGGAGAAGCATTTGAAAGAACTCTCGTTGCAGCAAATAATATGGCTATTTCTATATCTGGTACTGTTCCTGGCTTTGAACAGCTTCGTGGAGCGGCTACCATGCTTGCTAAAGCATTGCAAGACCCTAAAGGTCAATTAGGAGCATTGAGTAGAGCTGGATTTACATTTAGTGATAGTCAAAAAGAAGTTGTAAAAGAATTAGCTGAATCTGGTAAAATTATGGAAGCACAAAGTATAATTTTAGATGCAGCTGAAGTTCAGTATGGTAGATTAGCAGAAGAGTTAAGAAAAACAACAACTGGAGCTTTTGCAGCCTTTGGTAACTCAGCTGGAGATTTAGCAGAAGTAATGGGAGAAATATTTGCTCCTAACACAGTAGCGGTGTTGAACAGTCTTGAAGACTTGTTTAATTCTATTGCAGAGAATAAAGAAACCTTGAGAGCTTTGGTGGACACATCAAAGGTTTTAGGTATTATGTTGTTGTTTGTTGGCGGTAAAGCTTCTATAGCCATGAAAGTTTTTAATTCGTTAAGAGCTGGTATAACAGCATTAATGGCATCTGCGGGTACTTTACAAGGAGTGTTGGCAACAGTAGGTCTGACTTCATTCTTTGGGCTTAGAGAACAAGTTCATAAAACTAACGCAGAATTAGAGAAAAATGTTGAGATTAATGGAAAAGTAGTTAAAATGACAAATGAAGAGCTTACTGCTTTTGCTAAAGTAGACGAAGAGCTTCAAAAAAGAATTAAATCTCAAGAGGTAAACAATGAGCAAAAAAGACTTAATACAGCCTTAACACAAGCAGAAACACAAGCTGATTTTGATTTAGCTCTTGAAAAGAAAAGACAATTTTTAATTACACAAGAATTAAATAAAATAGATAAAGAAAATCATGACTTACATAAGGCTGACATAGAAGCATTAGTTGATTTATTATTAGAAACAGATAAAAATACCTTTGCAAAGAAACAAAATGCTCAAGCAACAAAAGACCAAGTTAAAGCACAAAAAGAATTACAAAAATTAAATGAAAAAAGATTATCTGTAGAAGAAAGCCAAGAAGTTACTTTGGCAAAGTTTGCAAAACTAAGTCAAGTTACTAATAAAGAGCAATTTGACGCAGAAACAAAAAGAATAGAAAACTTAGAAAGATTTGATAAGCTCGCAGAATCTCTTGGAGTTAAGAACTTTGATTTAGCTAAAGCTATTAAAGAAGGACAAACATTAGCTAATGTAGAGTTTGATACTACTGACGACAAAATAAGAAAAGTATTAGAAAGCTTAGGTTTAGTTATAAACGCCGAAGGAGAGCTTGTAGCAATGACTGAAAGATTTGGAGAAGAAAGTGTGAGCGCTTTTGACAAGTTTTCAGAACAAGCTGGATTTGCAATACAAGCCTTATCTGGTTTTAGCCAAGCTCAATCACAGTTAGTAGAAGAAAGAATGGCTAGAGAAATGGAAGCATTAAAAGCTTCTAGGGCTTATGAAGAAGCTTCTCAAGAAGAAAGAGAAGTAATGGAAAACAGAGTCCAACAAAGATTTAAAAGCCAAAGAAGAAAAGCTTTTGTAATACAAAAAGCTTCTAATATAGCTGAAGCAACTATGAATGTAGCACAAGCTTATACAAAAGCATTGGCTACTATGCCACCGCCTGGGAATATACCACTAGCTGCCTTTGTTGCTGCTCTTGGAGCTGCACAAGTTGCCGCTATAGCTGCTCAGCCAGCGCCTAGATTTGCGACTGGTGGTAGCTTTATTACGACTGGACCACAAAACATGATAGTTGGAGAATCTGGTCCAGAAAGAGTTACTGTACAGCCACTTAGTGGCTTAAATGCGCGTCAAGGTGGCGGTACAACACAAAATATCAATATCAATGTATCTGCTCCTTTAGTAGATGAAACTATATTAGATGTTATCATACCTAAGATTGAGGAAGCAGCAAGACTTAAATTATAATGCTAACACTACCATCATCATATAATTCTAATTTAGACGAAAGCATAAAAGAGAACTATTTAGTTCAAATTTATAATGATTTAGGAAACATAGGTAAGTATCTATCTGTGTTTGATACTACTGTTAGTTCAGTTAGTTATAGTGGTGTTATAACTAATGTTCCACAAATCAGAGAAAGTATTGATTTGTTAAAATCTAAAAGCACATTATCTAATGTAAGTATAACATGTGCCAATGATAGTTTAGATGATTTATTGCTATCTACAAGAACATATCTTAACAGAGATGTAAAAATATATTCACAATTAGACGATGAATCTTCTTTATCTAATTGTTTGTTAATCTTTAAAGGTATTTTAAGAAGTGTTCAACATACAGAAAATAGGGTTACTTTGCAAATCAGTGCTAAAAGACCTTTTGAGAATATAAAGATACCACAAACAGAATCAGTTAATGGTAATTATGTTCCTATTGTTTTTGGAGATTATAGCTCTCATACATTTGGAACTGGTTTTTTGGGAACAAAACTTCAAACAGATACTATTAGATGTCATCCAGTGCCAGTAGACCATATTAAAGAAGGTAAGTTAGTTGCTTTGAGTTCAGAGAGCGATACCTCAAGTGTTAATACTGGATACTTGCATGAGATAGAGGGAGATTTATTTAGAACTACTGGGTCAGAAAACCTTACAAAGGTTGGTGGTACATTGCTAAACAATGAAACACAACAAACATTTAAAGCATTAGATGGAACAACAGACATATTTGGAAGAACTGCACAAGTAAACCTAAGAAGAGCTTTTAATACATTGTGTGGTGTTGTAGATATAGACTTTGGTGGAAATACATCTATATCATCCGATAAAACAACTATTAGTGTTAATAGAACTCATACTGGTCAAGGCAATACAAAAACCTATAAATTTAAAATTAATGAAATAGGAAGCGTTAAGCACACGCCAGAGCTAATAACCCTAAATTTAAACTTTAGTAATGTTAATATAGAGATTGATGATTTTTCCTCATATCAAGTAAAACTTGATGTTTATTGGGGAAGTGATGCAACAGCTGGAGTTACAAACTATCAAGCCGCTAATAGATTAGTGCAAGGAGACCTTATTACATCTATATCTGATATTTCTGTTGTTTTTGTAACAAACAATCCAGTTAACGACACTACAGTATCTACAGATGGAGACAATTCTGGAAACTTGCCAGAAAGAGTAGATGTAAGTTTTGTGTTCAATTCATCCAGTAATGGACCAAATACTTATGATTTAGACTTTGATTGCCAACCAGAGTTCTTAGTAACAACACAATTAGATGAATCATCTACAAATGTTCAATCAACTGCAGAAATTTTAAATAATATAGAAACGCTATACTCTGGACAAGATGGACACACATTATCTGGAGAGTCTACAATTATAAAACACCCTATAGAAGCACATAGATATTTATGTGAGACATTTATGTCTACAGAATTTACAAGCACAAGACCAACATCTTATACAAACATAAGAGATTATCAAGCTGCACATGGCGAAATGCATTACTATATAACAAAGCAACAAGAGATTGAAAAAGAATTAGAAAAACTTCAACATCTTGGTGGATTTATTATGAGATATAAAAATGATGGAACATTTGATTATGTCAGTCCTTCGTTTTTAACTACAAGCACTACTGTTTCAAGCACATCACCATATCTACTGAACATTGGCACATTACAAACAAGTGGTGGCAGTGGTATAAACTCAACAGATACAACTTTTGGTGTAGATATTACACATGCGTCAGAAACGCTAACCAATGGCGATGTTATAGCAATAGCATCAAGTGGTAGATATGAATTTATAAAAGTGTTTCTATCTGATGTTGCTATTCCTGGAGCAGATAAGTCTTTAGAGCAATGTGAAAGAAATTTAATATTCTCTAATATAAACACATCTTTTGCAGAAGATGCTACAATATACAAAGTCATGTTTCCTCACAATAAAATCGGAGATAATGACTTTACAGAATTGCAACTATCACATCTACCATTAGATAAGATAATTACTAAATATAAAATCAACTATCATAAAGACCCTTCTAATGCAAATAAATATTTAGAACAAAAAACCTTTGAAGATAGCTCAAACAGAACAAAATACAATTTAGCATCAGAAAATATCAAAGAAGTAAAGAATGAAATAGATGTTAAAGGAAATTTGACTAATTTTTATTATCATCATTATGGATTTATGACATCACAACCAAGAGTGCAAATTAGTTGTAATATTGTTAATCCAGAGTTTTATTCTTTAGAGGTGGGAGACATTATTAGATTTGATGGAGCTAACACTACACAAAATCCATTTGGCTTAGCAAACAAAGGATATACTGCTACTACATCTTGGGATAGATTATATTTTATAGTAACTTCAACAACGAGAACTTTAGGTAAAATGAGCATTTCTGCTTATGAATTATTTTAAGGAATTATTATGGCATTAATTACAACAGCACTTTTTAGAATGGTAGGAGGAACAGATACTGCTTCTTTTAGTCCATCAAGAAATCCAGACATGAATGTTAAAGAAACCACTAATTATAATGGAATAACAGTAACTCAAGCTTATGGTGGTAAGATTTATACCAATGAACGATATGGTAAACAATTAGAATTTGAACTAACATACACTAATTTATCTGAAGCAGACAAAGGTAAATTAGAAGCAATTATAAATAATTCTGCAGTAAAAGGCAGAAAGGGAGCGTTTCAGTTCAGTCCAGATAATGGAACTACTTATTATACTGTAAGATTTACAGATAATAGTTTGGAATTTACACAAACAGCATACTCTATCTATTCAGTAAGCTTTAAGATAAGGCAAGAAGTAGCCTAAAACGCGCGAAAATAGCCCTAAAATCAATTATAATAGATTAAAAGGGTAATTTATCGGGTGGATTATCTTTAGCTTCAAATTTCTTATATTTATCATGTAGCTCTAATACTGTCGCCGCCAAATAAACACATAGGTCTAATGTTTCATCTAAAGCTTCTTTTAAGTTATCTCTACTGCCGTCAAGAGGAACATCTTGTTTATAATCAATTTGCCCTTGATTTATCTTCTCTTGCAACAACATCATTATTCTAGTGTTGTTATTCATTAGAACGGCAACTCATCATCAGATAGAGCTTCGTTAGTAGGCTTTGCTCCACCTTGTGGCTCATATATACTTAACTTCAACATAACATCTCCTTTTTTGGTTTTTGCCTTCCAAAGAGATAATTTAATTATGTCTCCATTAACATTGAGATTACCAGTATAATCTGGTTTTTTTGCGTCTTCTTCGTTTGTTGGGTCTTTAAAACCATTCTTAAATAACCAACCACGACCTTGTTCTAGCTTAAACTCTTTTTTACTCATTTTATTCTCCTTTTGTTATATAACGGGGGGGGTAGTAGCCAACCGTTTATATTTGCAAATTATATTAACTAAGGGTTACTCCTTTCGTAAATTTAATTTGTATTTATATAATCCCCCACCATTATAATTATAAGCCTTCCTTTTTTGCTTTTATCTTACTTCTTTTTTTGACCGCTGGAAGCGGACAATCTTTCATAAATGCAATTCTATTTTCTCCAGATTTCATACCACATCTGCCCATATTTCTTTTGTCTTCAGAGAATGACGCGCAAAACGGACATCTTTTCTGCGCAATGCTACAAAAATCAAACATTAATAATTTTTAAGACCACCTTGCCACTTTTCAGTTTATCTTGAGATTTAGCATTATAGCTCTCTAGCTCTTCTGTAATATCATATCCTTTTTCGTCATAATGTTGCAAGTCAATCTTTATTCCGTCTACTGTTTTATTGTCGTGAACTATATAAATGTTTTGACTAGCTCTACCTTCTAGGTTTAAAGCTTTCTCAGAATAAGCGTTAGCTCCAACTAAAGATGAACTCCTACCGTAAGTATCTCCTATCCTAGCTGAATGTATATGTCCACTAAGAACATAATCAATTTTTATATCATGCGAACTATATCTACCTTTGATTTGCGTGATAGATGTCTCATGTTTTGCTTTGATACTTCCGTGACCATGTAGTAATAAAACATTCATTCCCGCAATATTTACAACCAACTCACTTGCGTCTTTACTTTCAATAAAATCAACATCTGTGTCTTTAAAAATATATTTAAGTATATTAAATATTGTAAAGTCGTAGTTATCTGAAGCAACAATATCACTCCAGCCTACTTCGTCTTTAGCCCTACTTTCATTACCAGTAATACAACCAACGCTAACTTTATAGTCTTTTTGCAAGTCTTCTAATACTTGTTTCAAAATTTCTACTGATAAAAAGGTAGCTTGCGCTCTATTAGAAGCCATAGACAATAGTTCATCTAGCCTTCTGTCTGAGTTCATTAGGTCTCCAGTCATTCCTACAAATACTTTTTTAATCCCCATTGCGTTCAAATAAGTTTTGGCGCGCGTTATGAAGGTTTTCAGTCTTTTGCTTGCAACCTTAAAATCGTACTTATTGTTTGGCAAATCTACTAATTCATTGAAATGCGTGTCAGATATTTGAATAATGCCCACTGCTTTGCTCTTTGTGGTAATAGGTGTTTTTTTTGAGATACACTTAATCTTGTTGTCGTCTAAGAGTTTAATTAAGTGTTTATTGTATTCGCAAAGGGCATTATCCAATCTTGCATGCTCTCTAAAGCTTTTATTGGAAATTCTATTTTTATCTTGAAAGCGTTGCGCTCTTTTGCTGAGCTGAACATTCTCTATAATTACATCTTTATCTAAATAAAGCGGGTCAGAAAAACTATAATCACAAGAATTACATAACCACCTTTGTATTTTATCCCCGCGATTATGTCTAAATCCTTTCTTTCTTACTTTACTGCTATTACATCTTGGACAACAAATTACTTGATTTCCTACTATGCTCATTTATATAACTCTTTTTCTAGTTCTGTTATTCTTTCTTCTAACGCCTTATTAGCTGTTTTTAGATTTCCTATTTCTTCTTTAAGTTCTTGCACTTCTGCCAAGTCTCCTAGCCAATCATTTAGCTGTAGTGTTGCATAGAACTTAGCATTCATTTTAAATATATTCACTGGAATTTTTTTCCCACAATCATTATATATTTGTCTCCACCATATTGGAATAGATAACTTTTTGGTGTTTTTAATTTCAAAATGATATTGATATGCAACGCTATCTGGGTCAATATCAATAATATCGCCTTTAATACTTAATCCGCCACTCAACGGCGTTCTTCTACAATTAGTTCCTAAATATCTATTAATAGTTTTAGCAACTTCTCTTTCTGCTCTATTTCCCTTGTCTCTTGAGTTTATAGGCATTAGTTATCTCCTTCTTTTCTTTTTTTGACATTTTTATCCAATCCGTCATATTTACATAATCGGGCGGTGTTGTACCTTCTAATCTTTTTTGCTCTAGGTTTTCTGCGCATTTCTTCCAATACTCTTGATTTCTTTGAAAAGCATAATCATCTTTACAACCATAGTATTTTAAAGATGTGCAAGGGTGTGTATAAGGGTCGTTT